TGCTCAGTTGTTGTCCCCGAATATTATGGGGTTTTCTGATGATTTGGATGTCATCAAGTCTCGTATGGAAATGTATGTTAGAACTGCAGGTTCTATTAACCTTTCGAGGTATTATTTTGTTTATGGCTTTGATGTTGTTGGTGATTCGCTTAGAATTGCCTTACTTCTTGCCGCTAAGCAAATTCAAAGATCCAGTAAAATGGATTTTTAATTGACTCTACATTTACGCAGCGTCGTTTTGTTGCTTATGGATACAGAGTTGGGGAGGTTCCACTGCCGAAGTTGGGTGAACATCGGCGGGACACGAGTTATAAGATCTTTAATAGGGATGATGGTTGGAAAAGGCCTCCAGTGGCCTTCTCTGCCGGACCGCATATTAAAGATGTATTAATGCCCCATGCTGATCCACAGGAAACAGAAACAACGTTATGTGGAGTCAAGAAAAGAATGGCGTTTGTGCATCCTAAACGTGATCCTGATGCACTTCCGCGACTCAAGAAATTCGTACTGAAATGGTGCCAGGGGAATCTCACCCCATTGTCGCCCGATTCTGATCTTTCACCGGAGACTTGGTTGAAACAGACCAACTATCCACAGTGGAGGAAAGATAATCTTCTTAAGAATTGGGCTGAGAATAAATTTTCATTCGATAGGCATGTCCGAGTTAAATGTTTCATGAAAGATGAATTTAACGTTGATTATAAGTACCCTCGTGGTATTTATTCTCGAGAAGACATGTTTAAAGTAGCTAGTGGCCCCATATTTAAATTGATAGAAAAAGAACTTTTCTCCAAGTCTTATTTTATCAAGAAGATACCTGTCCGAGACCGGCCCCAGTATATTATTGATTTGCTTTACCGCCACGGTTATAAATACCTAGTGACGGATTATACAGCTTTTGAAAGTCATTTTGATCGTGAACTTCAAGAGTCTTGTGAGATGGTAATGTACAGGTATATGATACAATATTTACCCGATAATGAGTATTTTGAGAATTTGTTCCAAGTATTGCTCGGTAAACAGGTCTGTAATTTTAAGACCTTTTCGGCTAAATTTAAGCAAACTCGTCGCCTTTCAGGAGAAATGAACACTTCGCTTGGCAACGGGTTTACTAATTTGATGGTCCTCTTGTTTCTTGCAGAAGAAAAAGGGTGTACTGATCTTCGGGCTGTCATTGAGGGCGATGACTGCCTGGCCTCTATGAATGGTCCCCAACTTGAACAGTCTGATTACGCAAAGTTGGGTTTTACTGTTAAGATAGAATGGCATGACCAGTTGAATACCGCATCTTTTTGCGGCCTGGTCTTTGATGTTGAGGATCGCATGATAGTGTGTGACCCTCGCCCCAAGTTGGTTACTTTTGCTTGGTTACCTAATAGGTATGTTAGAGCTAAACATCATAAAATAATGGGTCTGATTAGGGCAAAGTCGTTGTCCTTTTTATATCAGTTCCCTGGCTGTCCGGTCGTCGCAGAACTTGCTTTGTATGGTTTGCGAATGACTGAAGGCTACCGTTTGAAGGTGGATTCTTCTATGGACATGTTTCATACTGATCGGCTCCGTGAAGCGATCAACTATTATTCCACTCATTCTCATTATGTAGATGAAATCCCAATCGCCACGAGGTTATTGGTTGAAGAAAAGTTTGGAATGACTGTTGAGGAGCAGCTCAGAATAGAAGATCTTCTTAGTAATAAGCAAGATCTGGAACCTATAATTTTGGATGTAGTGTTCCCGGATAGTTGGCATGATTATGCCACCAGATATTGTTACGACGTTGTGGTCGGGGTTGAGATGGATTTCCCTCCGATCTTTCGCTAGAAGTGTTCACGTATTGCACTGCGTTAAGTGCAAGGCAGCCCCAGCCTAGAGGGACTACGCGG